TTCGGACCGCAAGTATCTCTATAAGCCGAAGAAAATAGTTGACGGAAAGCTGCTTGAGCCGAATCCTGATTCTCTTATTGATTCGCTTCAAGAGCGAGACCGCTGGCTCGATTTAGTGGCCGCTATTCAGGCGGCAGATGCCGAGAAAGGCATTGAGATCAACGTTATCAAGCACACTCCGGTTCTAGATCGAGCCCTGCACTTATATCCCATTGGGGACTTTCACGTAGGGCACAGGCTTCATGCCGCTGATAGATTGCGGCCGCTTCTGGACTACATTCTCGAAGATCCTGATGGATATGTGATTCTTCTTGGCGACCAGGCTGAGGCCGCAACGAAAACTTCTGTGGGAATGGCGGTTTACGACGAATCGGAGCATGTGAACGAGCAGATTGAAAGGCTCTACCACTTGCTCCTTCCGCTGGCTGAGGCGGGCAAGATCGTCGGCATTCACGAGGGGAACCACGAGTACCGGATTCAGCAGTTGGTCAGCATCGACCCCATGCAATGGCTGGCTAGGTGGCTAGGTGTCCCCTATCTGGGCTGGCAAGCGTTCACCGAATTCCAAGTGGGCGATCAGTCATACTTGGTCCACTCCTTCCATGGCAGATCCAGCGCCCAGACTCCCGGCGGGTTAATCAATGCCGCTTACAAGCTCATGCAACATGTCGAGGCAGATATCTACCTGTCCGGCCATGTGCATGATCCCATATACGATTCCACCGCTCGCTTCGTGAGAAAGCCAGGCACCAACAAGATGGTCAAGAAGTATTACCACTTCTTCATCTGCACGGCCTGGCTGGACTACTTCGGTGGTTATGCCGACATGAAGGCCCTCCGTCCGAGCATGATCAAGCCAATGCGCCTCCGTCTAATGGCAGATAAGCATCATGTTTATGTCGAGTAATGCGCCGGTTAGGAGGTGAGGGGTATAGAAGTATCAACGACGGCTGGTTCCTCCCCGCCTAGCCGTATGGGGTGGATCGTCGTGACCAAGAATCAAGGCGGACTGTTGAAAAGAGTAAGTAGATGGTTCAAGGTCCGATTTCAGAACGCGGTTAGGTTCATTCAGGCGCTACCGAAGTCCATACAGACCATCAAGGTCAAGCGGCCAGGAGTGGCCTTCGTTCAGAGTCCATCAACTAGCGTTAGAGACGCTACGTTTGAAGGTCCGCCCATTGATTTAGAGCAGATTGCGGCAGCTTATGAGCACGACTCCTACGTAAGGCAAGCCGTTGATAAATACGTTGATCTCTGTTTCAAAGAAGGCTGGCGTATACTCGGCAAAGACCAAGAGGCTCTGTCCTACATTAAACAGCGTTTCTCCTACATGGAATTTATCTCTGGCCAGACCATTGACGAGCTGTTGATCCAGATTGTTTACAACCTCGTCAAGTATGGGACGGCCATCCTCGTCAAAGCTCGCCTGCCACGTAATGGCCCGCGGCCGTTCAAGGCTGTTCCTATCGGCAATAAACCTCCAATTGCTTTCTACGAATCCCTGAATCCTAGAACGATCCAAGTTGCTCGAAAAGAAAATGGTGAGCCGGTTGCGTTTCAGCAGGACGTAGGCAACGGTATCAATCCGAGGGTGTTTGCGCCTGATGATGTGATCGTGTTCACGCTTAAGCGTGAGGATGGTGACTTTTTCGGGACGCCATGGATTGCACCGGCTATTGAAGATGTCAAGCTTCTCCGTGTTATGGAGTCCAGTGCGGAGAACCAGGTGCGTCGCTACGTCTACCCCATTATCCATGCGCAGATCGGCATGCCTGAGCCAGGCTATGAGGCTGAGGATGAGGACATTCAGAAGGCCAAAGAACAGTTTGAGCAGATGCCTGCTGAAGGCGTGTGGGTGACTCCTGAGCGCTACAATATCAAGACTGTGGGCATGGAAGGCGAGGTCTTGGATATCTCGCCATACCTCAAGTACATGGAACAGCGGGTATTCACGGGTCTTGGTGTTTCAGAGACCATCATGGGGCGCTCCGGTTCGGCCGCCAGGTCCACGGCGCTTACGCAGGCTCGTGAGATGTTCGACCGTGTTCGGGCCATTCATCGAATGGTCGAGCACGTGTTTAACCTTCATGTTATTACAGAGCTTCTCCTCGAAGGCGGTTACGACGTTATCAACAACCGCGAGGAGTACGATGTCCGCCTCCGTTTCAACGAGATCGATCTGGATGCTCTCTTCAAGCGTGAAAACAGTGCGATTTTCAAGTGGGAGCACAATGCTAAGACGTTTGAAGAGATGCGCGCTGAGATTGGCGAGAGCCTGGAGGTTGATGAGTCGAGGCTCTATTTCAGGATGGTCGGTGCTGTAAAGAACAGCGCTGAGACAGACAATCGTCAGCAACCGGCCAATCAGTACGGTCGTAAGACTGCGGCCGATTCCGATGTAGCCAACGAGTTTAAAGAGTCGTTTGTTATCCCAGAGAAAACGATTGCCAAATTGGAAACTTACTGGCGTCAGATGGCCGAGAGAATGGAGGCCATCTCCAGGAGCAACCTGGCCAAAGAAGAGTTATCCAAGCGGCTTGGGCAAGAAGCCAGCATTGCCATGCGGCTCTTTTATGAGGCTATGAAGCGGGAAATGGAAGCCTCGTTCTTTGAGGGCATGGCAAGTGCCAGGTCGCAGTTAGACAGCGAGCCAGCGGTGCCGGTAGATCATAGACCTCCGTTGGCTGCCTTGGAAGCTCTCGTTGAACAGGATACCATCCGTCTGGCTAAAGATATCACGGCTCGGTTGGACGAGATCGTTCGCAAGACGCCTCAAGCTCTTATTCCTGAAAAGGTCAACCTCGCCATCAGCTCGCTGTTCTACAGGTTCAAGTTCATTCTCTTGTCCTACGTCAGCCGAGCCTTCCATGCCGGTTTCGCCTATCTGGCCAAGAACAGCGGGCGCCAGGAAGTCCATGTACTTCATAGAGATGATGCTTGTCCCAGGTGTAAGTCCGTAGAGGTTATTGACCTTTCGGACTACGACCTGATTCACCGACTGCCTCCATTTCATTCTGGAGGTTGCCGGTGCACGCTCTATTTGCCCAAACCTTCTTTGACAGATTCGAAAGAGGGAGGTGAAAACGATAGCCCGTCCAGTGATTAGAGAGCAGTCGCGCCCGTCAATCAAGATTCTTGAAGACGCCGGCAACAAGCTCATTGTAGAGGCGGAGGTTATCCACGCAGGCCGGACTCGTAACAATACCATTTACCCTGAAGAGGAGCTCGCCGCGGCGGCCGAGACTTTCACCTCCCCTTATCTGAAACCGGTTCTTCGCCACCACATGATGTGGAAAGACGCTATTGGGCGCACGATAGCGGCTCGGTTCACGCCTAGCGGCATTCATAACGTGCCAGCTATCGTGGTAACGGCCGAGATTACGGATCCTGATGCCATCGAAAAGGTTCGCGATGGCCGCTATCACATGATTAGCATTGGTGCCGATGCCCAGGAAGTTTACTGCTCGATTTGCGGCAAGAACCTGGTTCAAGAGGGCTGGTGGGATCACGAACACTTGCGCGGCGAGGAGTATGACGGCAAGGTTGCTGGCTGGATTCTCCGAAAGATCACGTTCGAAGAGTGGTCTTATGTAAACCAGCCATCCGACGTATTGGCCGGTAACATCCGAGTCGGGGAACAGTTCGTTGGCCGGCTGGCCAACTTCATCCCGTCCAGGGAAAGTGCTGGTTGGACCACGATCGAAAATGGGCTGATGGTCCCGGCCAAGGAAGACACAGTAGAGTACAGGATTCCGTTTGTTATTAAAGAGCGCCGGGATGCCTACCGGGCCCACGCTATCCTGCACGAATGGTTCAACCACCCATCCAAGACCAAGTATTCCCCCGATGAGATTCGTGAAGAGCACCGCCGCGTGGTTGCCATCATGCTGAACAATGGTTGGGGTCATCCAGGCGGCATCAAAGACCGTCTCGACCGGCAATTGCCGGAGCATCTCATAAAACTAACTTTGGAAAGCGGGAGTGTTGAATATTCCATTCCTCCCGTGACTGCAACGATTAAGGGAGGCACTTTACAGTCGATGAAGACCGAGGAACAGCTCCGAGTTGAGCTTGAAGCTGTTCAGGAGGAGCTGAACAGTGTTAACAAGGCTCTTGAGAAGCTTCAGGCAGAGCATGCGAGCACTAAGGAAGATCTGGCAAAGGCTCAAGAGAAGGTGCGGTCTCTTGAAGCCAGTCTTGCCGAAGCCCACCAGAAGCTCGCGACTACTGAGGCTAGCCTAAGAGAGACACAAGAAGCGAATGAAGCTCTCGTGAGTGAGCTGACCCAGGCTCTTGCTGAGCGGATTGCGGATTACCGGATTGTTCTCGGTCGCGCTGGCGCCAACGAGCGAGAGCAGTTGGTGGAGCAACTGAGCAAGCGGTCCCTGAACAGTCTGAAGGACACGTTGTTCGACATGCGGGAAGAGTGGCAGGCCTACTTGACCAGGGTCCCGCATGTGGAGCGTCAGGGCCTAGCCAATCCTGACGAACCCAACGTCGTGTTCCCATCCAAGATCAGCGAGTCTTCCGCCCATGAAAAGAAGCTGGACGAGAAGACTGCCGTTGTTACGCTGTTCAGCGGGCTACGCACTCTTAAGTAATCCAGTTATCCCCGTGAATTAGCAAGGAGGAAAGCGCCGAATGCCGTTGTTTGATGGCTACTCTCCTCTGCGGTCGGATGCTGAGAGAGAGTGGCGGACGAATAACAATCTATTCCGTTCTGACTTGGAGCCCACCGGTGACAAGTGGTTGCCCGACCCTCGCCTGCCGCACAGATTCCTGTACCACTTTGGCGGCGAGTGGGACAACTACGTGGTGATTCCGAAGGGCAAGGTTGTTTCGATTGTGTCCCGCGAGAGCATGATCCGGGACTTCCCGAGCGGCCAGTTGCGTCCTCTGCTGACCATCGCTAACGGCGGTGTCGACGTGGAGGAAGTTGACCAGACCCTGGTTGATGCTGGGAAGTCCGGGACCTACGTCCGCAAGGCTAACTTCCCTGTCGGTATTGCGGACCGTAACGTTTACAAGAACATTCCTGATACCTTCTACGGAAACGAGCCGTACTTCCGCCGCTACGGCTACATCGAATTGCCGCACATCTTGGATCCCGAGGATGCCAAGGAAATGAAGTGGGGTTGCGTGGTCGGCGAGGTAGACCACACCGACTACGTGAAGCCCAACGAGGATGGTAACCTCGTTCGCTGGGATCCGAGCAAGGATGACCCGCGGCAGATTGTGGCTCAGGTCCTCTACATCGACCACAACATCCCGCCGGAGGGCTGGCTCCAGTGGGTGATGGGTGGCGACATTGAAGGTAACCTGCCTCGCTATGTCGCTACTTCCCGTGATATGCGGTCTCGTGCCTATCCTCGTGAGGACCTGCTGGCGAATCAGGGTTATCCGTATGATCCGCGGTACCGTGAGTGGACCGGTTACAATCAAGGCAAGGGCATCCCTGGCCTGACGGACGGCTCTTATGTGCAGACCCAGCATACCGAGTCTCTCGGCTTGGTGCCGAGCAATGTCCAGGTTGGTGACCGTCTGTTCTTCCATCTGACGCACACGCCGGTTGTGGAGGGCACGCTCTCTGTTACGATCGGCGGCAAGCCGGTTGCCGTTGATTACATCGACCATCAGACAGGCCTGATTGTGATCGTGGTGCCTGATGATGACGGTGTTCCTCTGACTGGTGAAGTCGTGGCTACCTACAAGGCTACTGGCCAGGTGCCTGGCTTGCCGAGCAACTGGAACTTCAAGGGCGTCGTCGGCGGCGTCCGTCTGGCTCTCAAGATCGGCGGCTAATCTCTCTTGGTCTCAATCCCTCTCTCTTTTCCATCATTCCCGGTTGA